TGCTCTTCTCAATCTTCTGAGTTCTTGCCTTGTCATTTGTTTTGGTTTTTATTGATTAAAATATTCTGTATAAATCTGCATAAGGGTCATTGTGCTTCTTGCTCTTTACTATCTTCTCACAGACCTTGCAACGATTAGACAATTTGTCTACCCTTGTGTTGCTCTTGTGAAAATCAGTTTTGAGTTTTTCTTTCTTGCACCGACCGCATACTTTTGTAGTTTGCTCTGTCATAGTTCTTCAGGTTTTAAAAATGTACACTCTTTGCAACCTTTCCCATCACATTCGGGACAGGTTTCTTCTTTAACTGGTTCTTCTCCAATGAACTCGTTTATCTTTTGGATGTACCTAATTAGGCACTCATCAAAACCTCTTGTCCATTCAGTTTTTTCTTTCCATCCGTGGTCAAGTTCTTGCTGAAGATACTGCTGAAATTCTTTTAATGTTTTTGGTTTCATTGTTCTTCGTTTTGAGGTAAAATAACAGACCTAACATATCCCATCAATCTGAACTGTTCAACTTTTGCTCTAAGGTGAAACACTGCTTCTCCTGAGTAAATCATTGAATCAATTAACTCTCCAAGGAGTTTGTGTCTTTCGTAGGTGTTAAGGTCACCCCATTTAGGCAATTGCATTTGGGACATAATGATTGTTTTTTTAAAGTTATAGTGTATAAAGATTTACAGCATCGGCATTTAATCCAAATCGGGTTCAACATCATGTTGCGTTTCATCTTCTTGGTAATAGTTGCCATAAGTTTCAAGTTGCCACAGTTCGTAAGGTGTCATTTGTTATTTATTTCTCTTGCTTTATCTAATAATGAAACAATGTGTTTATAATCGTGATGATTTATTTCTCCAATTTCTCCCGCTTTTAATACATCTTCTTTACTATATCCGAGCTGCTCTTTCTCCATTTCTTTTGCCATCTCAAAAGACTTTTCAATTAGTATGCCTTTTTTGTGTAAAGACTGCAACCATTCAACTGCTGTTTGTTGTTTACTCATAATGTTTTAATATTTCTTTTATTGAATATTTATAATCTTTGCCGTCATCACTGACATCCCTTGCCATATCTATTGCTAACACTAAATCTTTTTCAGAATATTTATACTTTTCTCGGTAATGAATTTCTTTCTTTTTTGCTTCGTTAAAATGCACTAATAATATTAATGCTTGCATCCTATCAATTTGTAACTGCTTGAATATTATATCTGTTTCTTCCATCAACCATTCTACTGCCGTTTGTTTTTCCATTGTGTATTAATTAAATCATCAAATTTTTTAAGATTATCCTTTAAGTAATCTATTCTAACATCATCAGGAATAGCAGACATTATACTATATAGCCAAGCATTTTCCTGCATCTCGACTAAATTAGGATTGATGGCAATCCTTGTTTTAATGTCTTCTATTATTTCATTTGATAGAGTAAGCATTCTGTCAAACTTCTTATATACATCTTCTGTTTGTGCCATAATATTTTTTAAATCAAACCATAAAGGCTTGCGTATTCATCTTCCTTTTTCTTTCTATTTTTCTTCTCGCAGTCTTTGCAATAGACAGCTAATTTGTCAAGCCGTCTGTTGCTTACATAGAACTCAGACTTTGGCTTTTCTTTTTTGCATTTTGAACACTTCTTCATATTTCATCGGGTTTAAGAAATGTACAATTATCGCATCCTTTTCCATCGCAGTCTGGGCATACCTCATCAGGTTCATTTTGAGGCAAGATTACCGACCTAACATAACCCATCAATCTGAACTGCTCAACAGTTACTTTGAGGTGTTGTACTGCTTCTCCGCTATAAATCATAGCGTCAATAAGTTCACCGAGTAACTTGTGCCGTTCAAAGGTGTTTAGGTCGCCCCATTTAGGCAGTGGCATCTTGGACATTTGCTTTGTGTTTTTATTGTGATTGTGTAAAGTGATTTGCATAATCTGCATTTTACCCATATAGGTTGCAGGAGTTTCTTGGCATTCATTATCTACAAAATTGGTCTTGAATCTGCCCTACTACCCAAAGCATTCCGATAATTGTTGCCCAAGTGATGATTCTTTTTGCTTTCATTGTGTTTATTTTTGATGTGATTAAAACCAATTATCTGCCGAGGAAAGAACAAGAGCAAGGATGATGATTGCGATAGTTTGGATAGTTGACTTTTTCATGATGCAAACTTTTTTAATTTGACAATAGTTTTGCCTTTAATATAACAGTTGGATATTTTAATCCATTGTGCCATATTTTTAGCAATTTTTAATGATTCAGCACGTATTGTCCTTTGCTCGTTGTTCCAAGTTGCGGTGTAATTTTTCATGTTTTGTGTGTTTTATTGTGATTTGATATATCAAAGATAATACTTTTTTTCAAACAAACAAATTTTTTTTAATCTTTTTTAAAATATTTTTTAGCGTTTACCCATAAAAAGAACCCCCGATATAAAAATATCAGGGGAGAATCACATTAAAATAAACACAATGCACAGTCAAATGTCATTAGTAAATAGCATTCCATGCATGGATTTTACGGAATATTCAAGCATTTCTAAACAAAGTTTCTTTAGTTCTTCCATCTTTTCAACCTCTTCCCTTGTCATAGGATTGGCAGTTTCAAGCATTGTCAGGACCTCAACTGAGCAAGATATGTACTCGGTGTACCTGTACCCTATCTCTTCCTCAACATATTCAACCTCTTCGCCTTCGCCTAAAATGAGGTCCTCTTCCATTTTAAATGGTTTGGTTTTTATCAATTCTGATAAAAGTATATCCTCCAGTATGATTTCTTCTGCCCCTCAAAACTGCTGATACTTTAGTGGCAGCAACATTTAATTTATTAGCAACATCATAAACTCCATCATATTTACCTATCAATAAACCATCTTTATATGCCTCAATAAATCCTTTGAATGTTATACTATTTTTACCTGTTTTTCCTTTTGATGGGTTATTATTTTTCATCCTTATTGATGAAGCAATATTTTGCTCAGGACTATTTTTTCTGTTTTTATTTGCTAAACTTATTTTTCTTCTTGCTTCTTCTGAATTCTTTATACCTAATCTTGCCTTTCTTAATTTTTCTTTTTGCTCTTCTGAAAGGATTTTAACCTTTGCTTTTTCGCTTAATTTTTCCCTATGCGATGCAGTAAAAATATATCCATTTATTCCATCTCCTCCATCTGTGAGATTGCATAAAGTTCCAGTTCCTTTATCAATCCTTCCGTATAAACTTATAAACTCAATTTCTTTTTCTTTTGCAAATTCTACTGATACATCATCTGCAATTATTTCAACAATGTAATCAGATTTTTTAGCAATCTTTTTCCATAATTCACTTCTCCTTGTCCTTTCATTTGCTCTTTTATATTCAGAATCAGAACCTATACCTATATAAAAAGGTTGATTTTTGTCAGTTCTAATATGTCTATAAACGTATGCCATTATGAAATCTCTCCTTTATTTATGGTAAAGTTTCTAACATTAAAATTCTGACCATCAATATCTACTATTGAGAATCCGTGATTCCATTTATTTATGGGAAGATAAGCAGGGTGGAGTTCACAGAGACATCCTAAAGACCAAGTCTTTACTACACCGCCATTCATATCTCTTTCAACATGAGAACTCGTGCAATGGTTATGCCCTTGCATAGCACTTACCTTACCTTTCAAAAATAGACCTCTTGCAATGTTTACGGGACTAAAAACAGAACCTCCAAACTCGTGACCATGAATGATGTTTAAGTCACCTGCTTTCATTATTCGCTTATCCTTGATTATCTCTATTCCTTCTGCCCTTGACTTAATTATGTTCTCAAGTTCAAACTCTTCTACTCCCACAATCTCATGTGCCTTCATCCATAGGAAATGAAAGTATCTTTCCTCGTGGTTGCCAATCTTTAAGTAAATCTTTGCATTGAAAGTCTTCTTCAAGATATCCATGAACTCCTTGAAAGTCTTTAGTTCGTGTGCGAATGACCTTGCTTTAGGGTCTTTAGCGAATCGTGACAACCCAAAGAAGTCAAGTGTATCACCATTCAAAAGTATAGCATCAGGTTTCTCACCTTTTGCATAATCAAATGCACAGGTCAAAGCATCTATAGAATGGTAAGGAATATGGATGTCGGATAATACCAGTAACCTCTTAGCATCAAGATTGTAAGGTTCATAAACCGCTTCATCTGACTGAGGAAGGTTGTAGGGATTTCTTGGTCTTGCATCAATATCTTTTCTTATTGCGGTCCTTGAACCACTTTTCCCTTCAATGCTTCTGAGTGCAGTCCTTGCCGTTTCAAGTGAATTAAATAGCAAAGGATTATCTTGGTAGATAATCCTTGCAAGTTTCATTGTCGGCATATCCCATCCAAATCTCTCCCGATAATCAACGCAGATATTAACCTTTGTCATTTGAAATAAAGATTTGCTTCTGCCTCCCTTCGCCTTGTAAGTCCTGCAAGAACCTTGCCACCTGCCTTGTTCCACTTTAGGAATTCATCCTTTATTGTAGCATCATTGTGATTAGCAATAACCTTTTTTAGCAAGGTTGACTTCTGAAGATTTGCAATTCCGCAGTTATATGCAAATGAAACTAATGCACCGAATTGGTTAGGAGTTATATGCGTTGGCACTAATTTTGCAACCTTACCTGCAAAGTCACTTGCAATCAGTTCAAAGAGTTGCTCTGCTTTCTCTTGGGTAATAACGTGACCAGGCATTACTGGTTTACCATCTTCATAGAAAGTATTGCCATATCCAATGGTCCACTTCATTGCAGAGCATTGGTATGCTTTCAACTTGCACCCTTCAAATGATTTAATCAGGTCCGCACCTTCCTTGTTTAGTTTCATATTTTAGATTTAATATATAATGCTACTGCTATGATTGCAAGTATAAAAAACAACCATAATTGCCTTTGTTTTGCTTTTGCTTTCCATTCTATCACTTCACTTGTTAAACGTGCTGAATCGGTCTGTAATAACCTCACACGGGCATTGTCAACAATGAAGGACTTAATGGTATCGTGAATGGTGATTGACTTGGTGATGTCTCTTGTTTTCCACTTGGTGATGTAGG